GGGCTGATCGCTGACATCATGAAGGCGCAGACGGCTGCGACGGATCTGCCGCGGGCCGGCGGCCTGATCGCGCTGTTGCTCGGTATGCACGCCGAGCTCGCGGAGGAGAAGGCGACCGCACTACGCGTCATCGAGTCGGCGATCGATTTACGTCGCAAGACACAGGAGGTGTAGCGATGGAGTCGCCAATTCTGCCCGAGGAAACTGTCATCTCGCGTGCGCGGCTTGCTGATATGCAAGAAGAACTCGAGAAGCTCCGAAAGGCTGTTGAAATATTCGATGGCACGTTGGTAGCGATTTCAAACTGGCCGGATGGCGGCGCGCGCTATGGCCAAGGCAACATCAAACGGTATGCGACCGAGCAGTTGAACGAAGCTCGAAGGACGAGGTGGAACTGATGAACTACGAACTGATCGGCCTGTCGCAGCATGATGCCGCGAAACTCATGGCCGAACTTGGTTGTGCCGAGCGCCTCGAGCGGATCATGCGGCTGATGCGGGCCGCGCAACAGGCTGCACTCGCCGCGGTGGCCGCGAAATGAGCGCGCCGACCCTCGCGTATTTCGCCGACCTGCTGATCGACGAAGACGGCGACACTTGTTCAGATGGACGCTGGCTTAGTGCTGACGAGCGCGCTGCGCTGATCGGCGACACGTCTGTCATCGTGGCAACGTTCGTGCCGCTCTTTGCCGCCGCAGATGACGCACACGCAATTGCGTGGTTGGTCGCCGGCGTCGACCCAGGCCCGTACGTCACCGGCTCGCGCGCCGGCGCGATGGCAGCGCTCGACATAGGCGCCACCGTGACGGGTTTGCAGTTTGCGCAGCCTGACAAGACCTGACAGACTGATAGATTTACGCTAAACTCGAAGGGCGGCCGATTGTGGTCGCCCTTTGTTCTTTCTGGAGAATGGTCCTATGGCCCGAAAAAACGTAGCATCCACCGACACGGTGACCGTCGCCTGCAAATTGCCTAGCGGCCTGCGCATCATCATTCACGAGCACAACATCGACATCCAGCTGCACGGCGCCGGCTCGCCATTCGCGATCGGCGGCCACGGCATGACGCAAGGCATCCCCGCCGACAAATGGGCGATCGTCGAAGAAGTGCACAAGGAAACGAAGTGGCTCACGAGCGGCGCGGTGTTCGCAATGAACAAGCCGCAAGACGCGAGCGACAAGGCGGTCGAGCGCCAGGACGTGCGCATCGGCTTCGAGGGCATCGACCCGAAAGACCCGAACAGCGGCCTGCCGCGCAGCATGCGCATCCAGGCGGACGGCGAAGCCGATCTCGGCCGGTAAGGAGTAACTGAGCATGGCCGTCGTCATTTTCGTCCCCGCTAATTTCCGCACCACGTACCCTGAGTTTTCGGCAGTGTCGGACGCGCGTGCGACGGACATGTTCACCATCGCGTCGATGTCACTGCTCGACAACACCGACAACTCGCCGGTCACGGACGTCAACAACCGCACGCAATTGTTTTACATGCTCGTCGCGCACATGCTGCTGATTCTCGGCACGTCCGACACGCCGTTGCTCAACAACGCGCCGCCGGGCCGAATCAGCAGTGCGACGCAGGGTACGGTCACGTCGCAATTCGAATACATCATCGCACCAGGTTCGTCGATGGCGGCGTGGTTCACGCAGACCAAGTACGGCGCGATGTATTGGCTCGCGACTGCGCAGTTCCGTAGCGCGCGCATCTACGCGAACGGCAACAGTGGTATCGGCTTCGCGCAGGCCTACGGACAGCCCACGATCATCAATCCGCCGGGTGGCGTATGAGCGTCACACGCCGCGGCATGCGCTCGCTACCCGATTACGAATCGCTCGCGGTCAAGGCCGGCATTCTGGAGAACGCGACCTATCCGGCGCGAACACTCAAGAATGCCGCGACTGGCGCGACGATGGAAGATCCGCGCGCAGGCATGCACGTCGCGACGATCGCGGCGGCGCTCGAGTACGGCGCCGGCCAGAACCACCCGCGCCCGTTCATGCAGAACACGGTCGCACGCGAGAAAGCGGCATGGGCCGAAGGTGTCGTCAAGCTAGTGCGCGGTGGCATGCCGGTCAAGGACGCACTACGCGAGATTGGCCAAGTCATGAAAGAGGACATTCAGGAAACGATCCGGGACTGGCCCGCGGACAACACTGACGAATGGGCGGCGTTCAAGGGCTTCAATCACGGGCTAGAGCACACTTTCCACCTGCTCAACTCGGTTGAGTCGGCGGTTGTAGATAAGGACGAATCGTGACAGTCAATTTCAACATGCACGATGTAGTCCGTGGCGCGATCGAGACGATCAACGACGACACGGACGGAACAGTCTACGTGTCGACCGGCCGCACCGCGACGCGCGGCATCCTGACGCCAACGTTCGCGCCGGTGACGGCGCGGCTTCAGGTGCAGGCGCAACACCACGACCCGCTTCGGCACGACCGCTCGCTCGAATACACCGGTAACTATTTCACGATCTACGCGTACGGCAATTTCTCCGACCTGGAGCGCCCGGACGGCACCGGCGGCGACGTGTGCAACTTCAACGGCAAGTGGTACTACATCGATCAGGTACTGGAGTGGTGGCCGCAGTGGTGCTGCTTTGAAGTCGTGAAGCAGCTCAACGCCGCCGACATCGCTACGCTGCTCGCGCAGCTCAAGAATGGAGCGAATCCCTGATGGCCGCCGCAACGCTCACACCGACCGAAGATCAGATTTTCGATGCCGTGTGGGGCTTCCTCGACACGGTGTTCGGTTCAACCATCTCGGCGAATATCTTCAAGGGCTTTCAGAACATGACGGCCACGCCGGCCGGCACGAGCTACATCGTCGTGTCGCCGGGTATTGTCGTGCGTCAAAACCAGATCGTGCGCGACTATGATGCGGTCAATGGTCTGACGCTCAACGAGCGCGACACTGAATATTCGTATCAGGTCGACTGTTATGGCCCGAGCGGCCCGGACTACGCCAACACGGTTGCTATCGCCTGGCGCACCTTGTGGGCGTGCGATTACTTCGCTGGCAACAATCTGAACCCGCCGCCAGGTGCGCCGTTGCCTGTCACGCCCCTCTACGCCGACGAGCCGCAGCAGCTGAATATCGTCAACGGCGAACTGCAATACGAACAGCGGTTCATGCTGAAGTTGCACCTTCAGGCGAATCAGGTCGTTGCACTGCCGCAGGACTTCTTCACGACCGCGCCGTCCGTTACTTTGGTCGTCGCGGATGACTTATCCGCGTAGGTCGTGAAGAGTCGTGCTAGACACTCAGTGCTGAGCCGGGCGCGCATGTCGTCGCCCGGTATTGCAATGCCCTAGTGCTCGCATGACGGCTACACATCGGGACGTAGGCCGATTGAACAGGCAGGACACCTTGAGTATCGACGGCGGTTTGGATCATCGCGCAGTGCGCACTACGCAAGTCCGCTCCCGGCACTCAGAGCCGGACTCCGTTTGTCACGAGGCTAGTAGGGCTCACGCGGTCCCGTTTGCTACGAAATGCCGGCGCGGTTTGAGAGTTTGCCCGGTCATTTCGCAAGACCTGTCGAAGTTTCACAGTACCTGCCGAGATTGTACCGCCATAACATCTTTGCGCCGATTTGCATAGATGATAGAATCGGCGCAGCAATAGGTAACGTCAATCGCGCCGCGACCGGCGCTTCGCGCACAAGGAGCACGCGAGCATGACCACAATCCCAATCAGTCAGATCGTCCAGATCAATCCGGGCGTCGTTACTGCCGGCGGCGCGGCTTCGCGCCTCGGCGGCGTCGTGCTGACGCAGGACGCATCCGTACCGCCCGGCCAACCCGTCACGCAATTTACCGCGCTCGCGTCCGAGAGCTGGTTCGGCGTGGGTACGCCCGAAGCGATCGCCGCGGACAACTATTTCCCGGGCATCGTCAACGGCGGCCAGTTGCCGTACAGCCTGATCTACGCCCGCTACGCACTGGCTGCGACGCCGGCGGGCTCGTACGGTGCGAACCTCGGCTCGTTGACCCTCGCGCAGCTTCAGGCGCTCACCGGCACGTTGATCGTGACGACTGCCGCGCTGCACACGTCGAGCACGATCAACCTGTCAACCGCAACCAGTTTCGCGCAGGCCGCGACGCTCATGACGGCCGCCTTCACGTCGCCGGACTTTGCGATCACCTACGACACGCAGCGCAACCGCTTCCTGCTGCTCACGACCGCGACCGGCCCGACCGCAACGTCCACGGACGTGTCTGGCACGCTGGCCGCGAGCGTCGGACTGTCGCAGGCATCCGGCGCATTCATCCAGACCGCGGGCGTCGCTGCTGATACGCCGGCCACCGCGATGAATCGCCTCGTAACGCAAACGACCAATTGGGGCACTTTCACACACGCATGGGCGGCTGTCATTGCCGATCGTCTCTCGTTCGCACAGTGGAACAGCGGCGAGAATTATCAATATCTGTACGTGAGCTGGGACACGGAAGCGGCCGGCCTGACGCCGAACAATGCCGCGTCGTTCGGTGCGCAGGTGTTCGCCGCGCCGTATCAGGGCACGCTCCCGAGCTATGGCACGGTAGCGACGGCGGGCGCCTATATGGGCTACGCCGCATCGATCAACTTCAACATCACGAACGGCCGCACAACGCTCGCGTTCCGCCAGTTCAATGCGGGCACTGCGGCAGGCGTGTCGGACCTGACGAGCGCAAACGCGCTGCTGTCGAACAACTACACGTACATCGGTGCGTACGCCAATGCGGCGAACAACTACACGATCGCGTACAACGGCGCAGCATCCGGTGCGTTCCTGTGGGTCGATACATATCTGGATCAGATCTACCTGAACCGCGAGCTGCAGCGCGCTTTCTTCGAAGCGATGCTGGCTTACAACTCGATCCCGTATAACTCGGACGGCTACGCGGAGATCTATCAGGCCGGGCTGGACGTGATCGACGCGGCAGTGACGAGCGGCATCATCCGCGCGGGCGTGACGCTGTCGAACAGCCAGGCGCAGATCATCAATACGCAGGCCGGTCGCCAGATCAGCGACGTGGTGCAGACGCGCGGCTGGTATCTGCTGATTGGCGATCCGGCGAACGTCGCGCAGGCGCGACAGAACCACACGAGCCCGGCGGCAACGCTCTGGTACACGGACGGTGGCTCGATCCAGCAGCTCAACGTCCAGTCCATCGCCATCATCTAGCGCGAAAGGCCCGCTTCGGCGGGCCTTATTCATTCCGGCATCTTGTTAGCTTTTCGGCGGTTCTCGACGGCGGTTATTACGCGCAGGTTGAATTCGACGTGCAAGCCACAAACCAACGGACTCACAAGCGGGAAGTAATGATCAACTTCATGCTTCACACCCGTCTCTAGTGTTTTGCGCTCGGCCTCTTCGTATATAGCTTGGATGGCGTTCTGATTCGCCCACAAAGGCGTTGCCTGTGCCACTTTAGCCTTGCGTGCCAGCGTCTTCAGCACTAAGCGCGGTCTATTGCTTTGTCGCCATAGCTTCCCGCGCAGCTTTGCCGCTTCGCGATTCTCGGGCTTTGTTTCGTATTCGGCGTCATAGGCTTTCGCCCGTTCGCTGAAGCGCCACCCCGTTTCAGGGTTGAGCCACTTGTCACGATTTGCGGCATAGTACGCAGCACTATAGGCGCGCTTGGCGACGTGATTCGCCAAGTCGTGCGCACGTTTGCTAGCGCGCCGCTTCGAGTTTGGCGCGGCGTATCGGGCGTTATCGATTGATCGTTGGCACTCGTAACAAGTCTTTCGAAACCCCGTTCGCGGCATGCCACTTTTAGTCGTCCATTGACGAGTGGGAAAGTCCACAAGGGGCTTGACAACGTTGCATGTTTTGCAGGTCTGCATGATAATTCACACTAGCTGAGTCTTATCTAACCGCCGAATAGTTAGTGTACCGCACATGCGGCCTGACTGGCAACTACCTACACGGGAGGCCCAAAATTTCAGGCACGCTCACTGTTGCAAATTCCACGCTGACGATGACCACCGAAGCCCTGTACACGTCCGCGCAGCGGATCCAGGGCTACGCCGCCGACGACGCTTTCGACTTCGCGGAAGTCGAGAACGGCGAATACAGCATGGGCATTGACGGGAAACTGTCGGCGGGCTTCGTGTTCAACGAAATCCCGTTCACGATGACCTTGCAGGGCGATTCGGCGTCGCTTCAACTGTTCGAAAATATATGGAGTTATGAATATTCGAACCGCACGAAGCTGACGCAGAACGTGACCGTCACGCTCCCCGCGGTGGCGAAGCGCTACGAACTTAAGAACGGCTTCATGCGTTCGTACAAGGCGCCGAGCGGCAAGAAGATTCTCCAGCCGGCGGTCGTCGTGTTCGTGTTCAACTCGCTGCAAGTCTCGCCGGTCTGACGGCATGGCCAAGGCTAAATCGGCCGGTATCATCTTCTTCGCGGGCGATCGTGTGCTTCTCATGAAGCGCGATTCGCTCGCGAACGAAGGCGGTTCGTGGGATTTTCCGGGCGGCGGTATGGAGCCCGGCGAGTCGCCGAAGCAGGCCGCGCGCCGCGAGACGGCAGAGGAAGCGGGTTTCGATTACGATGGTCCGCTGCTGAAGGTCATGAAGATGTCCAACGGCTACGTCGCGTTCGCCGCGCTGCTCGATGAACCATTCGTGCCAGTGCTGAACGACGAGCACACTGAATACGTGTGGGCGACATTCGATGATCTGCCGACGCCGCTGCACCCGACAACGCGCAAGGAATTGAGGGAGATCGAGAACATGCCACTCATCGAAGGAAAGAGCGACAAGGCGCGCTCCGAAAACATCGCCACCGAGGTGAAAGCGGGAAAATCAAAAGCGCAAGCAGCCGCGATCGGGTATAGCGTGCAGCGCAAGGCCGAGCACGCGCAGGACGACAAGGATGCGTTCCGCCAGAACCTGGACAACCTGCACTGCATTGCCAATGACTGCATGGCGATGGACAAAGGAAAGAAAGGCAAACGGAAATAAAAAAAGCCCGCTTTCGCGGGCTTTTTTATTGCACGTTCCTCCGTTTCAATTCACTCGCCACGTATCCGGCGCGCAGCCGGTACGACCACACGAACAGCCACACGTACGCGTTCTGAGCCGCCCACAAACCGCCGCGCTTTGAGTGTAGCCACACATACCGGACCAGCTTGAACAGCCGCACGGCGGCCCACGTCGCAAGCCGCACGAACAGCATGACGCCGCGCGGAACCTGCTGCACGAGCGCATCGAGCAGCGCAAAGATCAGTTTCAGCCAGATACCGAGCGCCGCCAACAGTCCGGCACCTACGCCGAACAGACAGGCGATGAAAATCAGGAACAGGACTGCCAGCATGGTTATCTCCTCAGTCTTCTGCGCGGACCACGCACACCGTTCCATCGAGATGTGCAAGCTTCCAGCCGCCGGGCACGTTCAGATCGAAACCGTGCGCCTCGCTCAACATCGCCCAAGCGTCTTTTTCGCGCTTTGCCAGTTCGTTACGCTGCATCGCGTGGAAGTTCAGTGCAACTTCCAAACTGGCGTCAAATGCCCGGCGGTCGCGTTCCAACTCATCGAAGCAATTAATTTGTCGTGCAGTCAGTTTCATGATTTAGCTCCTTACGAGTCGAGCGATTCGAGGATGGTGACGTGTTGCGCGCGCTGCTCGGGCGTGTAGATCGCGATATTCGCGTTCAGCCCGTCGCGGAACGTTTCGTTGTACTTGGCCATGCCGTGCTTCTGGATGAAGCCCTGGCACGCGCGCAGATGCTCGATGCTTTCGATCACGCGCGGCGCGGCCGGTGCGGTCTCGGCGTTCTGTGTTGCAGCCATCGCGGCCAGTGTTGCGGCGCCCTGGTTCGGCGCGTCGAGCACGGCCTGCATCGCCGGCGCGACCGCGAACGGATTACCTGCGCCCGGAGTCGACGCCGGTTCGGCAACGGCTGCACCAGTCATAGCGGAAGTGTCGGCGGGTGCGCCCTCCGCAGCGGGCGCAACGGTCTTTCCCTCGGCGGCTTTGTCCGCTTCGATTTCCGCTTTGGTGCGGCGCCTGCGCTTCGGCGCTTCGGCCGCACCGCCGTCAGCCATCAGCGGACCATCTTCACCTTGCGTCGCTTTTACGGGCGCACCAATGGCCGCCTGGTATTCTGCGTCGAGCAGCGCAACCTGTTCGTCGGTCAGCTTGATCGTGTTGCCGTTCACATTGTCGGGTGCGGCATAGAAATCAGCGGCCGCATCGACGCGCTGTACAGGCTCTGGCGCAACGGCGAAAGCTTTGCCGATGTGCGCCGAAAACATCAGGAAGTTTTCCAGTTCTGTGATCGAGTCGAACTCAAGTTTCATGGTTTGGACCGTTGTTGAAGGTTGAAAGTGTTACGCGGTTTCGCGCGCGACGCGCTGGTCGGCGCGGGTTTTCTGCATGTTGCGCTTGATCATCAGACGTTGCCGGTAGCCAGCCTCGTCTTTCTTGATCTCGTCGATCAGGCGCAGTACGCGGTTCTCGCTAAGCACGTTGGTGTTGCGGATCGTGTAGATCGCGCGCAGCGACGTGTTGAACAGCTCTGCCGAGCGCGTGACGCCGAGCGCGTCGGTCAGATCCTTGACGGTGAACAATTCCAGCGGCAGCGTCTGATAATCGACGGGTTGCACGGCGGTCATAAACTTCTCCTGGTTGAAATATGAACGAAGTGTAAATGACTTATCGCGACCCGTCAACGCTTTGTCACTCAGCTCGCACCGCGCGGCTTGCCGCATCCCACTCGGCCGGCGTGCAATCATCGATCGAGCGCCGACGGGCTGCGCGGATCAGTTTCACGCTTACATGGCGATATCCGTAATGAATCCATTCGACGGCCCAGAACGCGCCTTCGTGAAGCAATATGCGTTTGTGCATAATCATTGCATCGTGGGCCCGCCACATGAGCGCGGGCGAGCAATTCATAAGAATGCGCTTGTCGGTCAATCTTTCCTCCAGCGGTTGTTGACGTAGCCAGCCGCGTCGAGCGGCAGGCCGGGCGCCCATGACGGAACGATCCGCATGCGGGCGAGCAGTTGCTCGAGGCGCATCGCTGCGCGCTCGGCGGGCACTTCGATAATCACCTCGTCATAGACGTGGTGGACGACTTCCTCCACACGATCGGCGTCGCACAGAATCTCCCAGAACATGTCGCGCGCGGCACCCTGCGTCAGGTTATTCGAAAGAATCTTGCGGTCGAGCGTCTCGACGTAGCCCTCGGGCTTATCGTAGACCGCAACCGGCACCTGAGAGCCTGGTTCAAGGTGCAGGCGCGCGTTGTGGTAGCTGGTCCATCGCCCGGACGGCATGCGCATGCGTAGCGCGCGATCGTCGCGCACGAAGATCGTTTCGGTACACCAGCCGCAGCCAGTCGGCACAGATACCTCACGACCTGGTGTGTCGAGCGCGACGAGCGCAGCATATTCGAGTGACGACCACCAGCGCTCAAACATCGGCCGCGCCGCGCGCCAGTTCCAGACGATATCCGCAACCTCATTGTCAGGCAGGTGCACGCCGTAGTTCGCAGCCATCGAGATAAACGCGCCGTCGCCGCCGCCATAGGTGAGCGCCAGGTCCGATACCTTGCCGATCTGGCGCTGGTCTTTGGTCACTTCCTCATACGGTACATGAAAGATATTCGACGCTGAGATTTTGTAACCATCGACGCCGCTTTCGTACGCGACTAGCTTTTCCTCGTCGTTCGCGAGCCAGGGCGCCATGCGAGCTTCAATGCCGCTCAGGTCGGCGCCGACTAGCGTATGGTTGGGCCGCGTCGCGCAGAACAGCGGGCGCTGCGCGTCGGCGAGCGCGGCGAGCACTGGCCCAACTTTCGGATCGCTCAGATAAGCCAGGTCACGTCGACGCGCTGCTTCAAGGTACGCTTCACAATCTTCAGCGCTGCGCCCAGGTCGAGGGCGGGCAACGTTGAGTAACTGTGCACCACCTGCGCCGCGCGCTGTCGAGCGTCCAGAGAGTGCGCCATAGAACACGGTTCCGTGCTGCATCCGACTCTCAACATGCGCGCGAAGTATCGCGGCCGATTTCTTAGGGGCACGACTCGCATCAAGACGCAGAGCCAGCACCTCGCGGATGTCGAGCGGTAAGTCTTCGCGCTCTGTGATTTTCTTGAGTGCTTCGCGACCCGCATCATCAATCTCCTCGCCAAACGATTTGGCATATTCCTTGATTTTCTGGATTTCCGAAATGGCGAGAATGCCGCCGTTCGTCAGGCATGTGATCTGGTAGTCGAGATACGCCTCGGCGTGCAGCTTCATGTCCTCCATCGCCTGCGCGGCCTCAACGTCCACGCCAAAGCCGCGGGCGTTGATCCGCATGTCCAGCTCGAATTCTCGCTGCAACTGCGGCGTGAGCGGCTTCGTCGCGTGCCACAGGCCGATCATCGCATCCGTGTCGGTCACGGCATAGCGGTACGTGCGGCCGAAGTGCTCGGGGTGTGATTCGGGCGTCCAGTCCGGATTCTTTGCGATTTCCATCATCCATTTGCCACCGTCCGCGTCTTTCTGGATCGGCAGGCCCATCGCCTCACACGCGCCAGCCAGCGAACCCGGCAAGCCGTTGTAGCGGGCGCGCACGGCGCTGCACCGCGTCTGCTCGATCTTGATCTCGGGCAGCTGCTGGCTGCGTTGGCGGCGCAGCACAAGATTCCAGATCCAGTAATCAAACGGCGCATTGTGCGCGACAAACAGGCCGCCACGCTCCAGATGACGTACTACCTGGGCTGGAATGTGCGATTCCTCCGTCCACAGATCGGTGCTCGACATGCCGGGCAAACGAAACGTGAAGCAGTAGGCGCGTGTGGCGGGATCGGCCAGATACCGACCGAGCCCGTGCTCGGGCAGGTCGGTCTTGCTGGTCGTCTCGAAGTCGAGGAAGAGTAATTGTTCGGTCATTTGTTAATTATACTTCTTTGTTGAGACCGCGCCAGGAGAAGCGGAGTGCGCGATCTGTAATAAAGTATTCGGGCAATGTGCTGCACTTTGTGGCGCGAGCGAATGTGGGACTTCTGCAATCTGTCCACATCGCTTCGGTATAGCGCCAATCGACGCCATCGAACGCGCGCCAGAAAACAGATCCACTTTTCATCAGCGTTTGATAAACGCCGGGCCGGACAGGCTTGACTTCTGCCGAGATCCAGTCGGTCAACATGTCATTTGTAATTTGGGTCATAGCGAAAGCTCTCCAGTTTCTCGTCTCGGATGAAACGAATCTCAGTGAGAAATATATTGCCGTCTGCGTACTTTGTCAATGTAATGTCAATAGGTTTAGGGATGGCCTCACGTTGTAGCAGCACGCGGTACGGTTCGCTCGGCACTTTGCGGCCGGTGGCTTTCTCGAAGTATTTGCGCGAGAAAGCGTAGAACTTGTTGTTCTCGGCGGTGCGGTCAAAATCCAGCCGCAGCGAGTAATCACCGAACTCGGTCGTGAAGTCGAACTTCAGCACCGAATTGCCAGCCGGCTCGATGCGCTGCTCCTGCACGGGCAGCGTGCGCGTGACGTTGCACGTCTCGTCGCGCAGGATCACGCTGTCCTCGTCGTGAATCTCATACGAGTCTGCGTCCCCGAACGGTTGCTTGTCCTGCGGTCCGCGGCGTTGGCGCAACGTCAGGAAGCCCTGGCGCGGCCGGCCACACTGGCGACACGTCATGTGCTCACTATCGTTCAGGTAGCCGCATGCGGGCGCGTCTGATTCCATCAGGCCGAGCAGGACACGCAAGTCCTGCTCTTCCTGCGCGGGGCTGTTGACCGGAAAACGGATCGACGAGCGCTCGCGCTGCGGAACCTTCAGGATGTTGCCTTCCGCGTCGCGTTTCGGCGGTGCTTCGATCACGGCGTCCGTGCACTCCCACAATCCGGCGCGTGAATCGCCTTCGCTCACGTCCTTGTTAATCGCGCCGTGGCGCGCGAAATTGCCGCCGGCGTCGAGCACGAGCACGTTCTCTTTGCCCGGGTACGGCCGCAGGCCGCGACCAACGATCTGGCGCCACAGCACGAGCGATTTGGTCGGCCGCAGCGATACGATGCAGTCGACGAACTTTGCGTTAAAGCCGGTCGTAAGCATGGCTACGCTGACGATGTGCCGGTGTTTCTTCGCCAGATATTCGTCAATGCCTGCTACACGGTCGTCTTTCTCCAGGCCGCCGTGGATAATCACGGACGACTCGCCGGCGTCACCGAGCGCTTCGTGAATCATCTTCGCGTGCTCGATCGTCACGGCGAACCACATAAAATGCTTGCGGTCCGGTGCGTGCTCGAGCGCTACATCGACGCATTCGCGTGTGACGGCCATCGCGCGCTTCGCCAGCTCGGCCTCGTCGTAATCGCCGCCCTTGGTCTTGACGTCCGTCAGATCGACCTGCGGAAAACGCAGCGCGGGCGACACGACCGGCGCGATATGGCCTTCGCGAATCAGGCGGTTGAAATTGCGGCCGGTCGTCAGGTCATAGACCTGTGCGTCAAAAAGGCCGCACTGCGTGAGCGGCACGACCTTCAGACCCTTCATGACGAACGGCGTCGCGGTGAGTCCGATAAAACGAACGTGCGGATTGTTGGTGCGCAGGCCGTCCACAATCGAGCGCGCCGTTTTCATGTCGATGTTGAACGTATGCACTTCGTCGACGATCGCGAAGTCGATCCGCCCAAACCGCTTGACCTGGCGCGCGACCGATTGCGGCGATCCGATCGTGATCTGCGACATGCGGTCTTTCATGCCCAGTCCGGCGCAGTAGACACCGATCTTTGCTTGCACGGCGGGTGCAAGATAACCGACTGCTTCATCGACGTTCTGCTTCACCAGCTCCATCGACGGGGCGAGACACATGATGCGCGCCGCCGGCCAGAGCTGGATAATGCGCTCGACCAGCATGGCGTTGATCAGCGCCTTGCCGCCGCCCGTGACAATTGCTGCAATCGGATTGACGTTCGCTGCGGTTTGCAGCGCGCCGAGCACTTCGCCAACGGCTTCGTCCTGATACCAGCGTGGTGTGAGTCGTGCCATTTTGTGATTGGAAATAAAAAAGAGTGTAGTCCGATGTTATCAGAACTACACTCGATTATCAATGAACGGGACAGTCAGTCGTCGTAGTCGCCTAGACCTATTTCCAGACCTTCGGCGCGCCCCGCTTCGTAGCCTTCACCGTATCCGAGCGTATAGCCGCGCGATTCTGCGGCTTCGATCTCGGTCTGATCGCAATGGTCGGACACGAAACGGTCGGCGGCTTCGACAATCGCTTCTGCATCCTTCGGGTTTGCAAGCAGCACGCGCCGCAGCTCTTCGTTTGAATAGCTGGCGTAGTTCATGCTTCCACCTTCGGTACGTGCGGTGCGGTTTCGGGGTTAGCCAGGAACACTTCGCGGATCACGGCGGCCGGATAGGCGCGCTCGTTCGGCCAGCGCTGGTGCGGCGTCGGACGCAGCGACCAGTCGATGCTGCGGATGCGACAGACCATCGAGCAGTCGCGGCCTAGCTGTTGCAGCAGCTTCAGGTCAACTGGTTGCGCGCAGGTTAGCCAGCGCGAGGCTTCCTCGACCGTGAAATGCCCCGCGACATTGATTGGCGTTGCAGCGGGTAGGTTCATGATTTGGTTCCCTTCTCGAGTTCGATGGCGCGTGCGATAAGCGAAAGAATCGCTTTCGAGTAACGAATCTCATCAAACATTGCTGGCCAAGGCTCGCCGTGCCGTAAACATTGCACAAGCGCGCCTGTGTCGGTGTCCAGGACGAAAGCATACTTGCCTTCGTCTAATGTTATCGCCTTTTGCGTCATGCTGTTCTCTCCGTGGTGAATGGACTTACAACCGATAGTAACGGCTTGTTATCGTCAACGTCAACATAGTCTTGCGGCGGGGCATAGAAGCGCATGCCCTGGCTATCCGTGCCGGGTTGCCAGTTGCGGGTGCGCAGCCATTGCGCGACTTTCTGCGCGCTGAACTGGCGACCAGTCGGCGTCAGGTCGAGCGCCTTGCGGATTGCGGATGACGGGACGCGCGTCTCGCCGGGATTGCGCAGATGCCCGCGCAGGATAGGCGGCAACAGGTCGTCCAGATCGCTTGTCAGCGTACCGACGCCGCGTTTCATGTCCTCGGCATTGTGATCGCGCACCGCGTCTGCGGCCGTCCGGCACAGCTTCGCATATGCGTCAGGCTGACAGAAACGCTCCTTCGCTTCGGCGAGCAATTGATGCAGTTCAACGGACCAGTTCGGGTCGATCGGTCGCTCGACGAAGATCGGCATGAGACGTCGATTGCCGGTCTCGTCGCGGTTCAGTTCGTGCTTGTTGGCCGTGCCGATCAGCACGAATCGGCGCGGGTGGTGCTCCGCAGTGCGCTCGTACGGCGCTCGATAGACATCATCGGTCGCGGATACCCAGGACTTGATTTCTTCCGCTTCGCGCTTGCCCATGCCGGACATTTCGGACAGTTCGGCGATGATTGACGTACAGGCTTCCATCGACATGCGGATACCGTCACCGAACGCGATAGCTGGTGGCTTCGGTGCGCCGAGCCCGTGCGCAAGCTGCTCGACAAAGCGCGTCTTGCCGATGCCCTGCCCGCCGATCAGTACCGGCACGACCGGCGCTACCGCACCGGGCGCGAGCTGGCGCATGACGATCGCGGACAGGAATGCCTGCCCCGTAGCTTCGAGCGCGTGCGTGTTGACCGTTCCGCACAAATCTGCAAAAAAAGTGTCGAGTCTTGGCGTTTTGTCCCACACTGGCAACGCCAGCATGGCGTCTTTCCACGGATCGTAAGGCGTGCTGCGCGCGATATCGCCGATTGCATTCTCGAGCGTCCCCTTGCCGACGCGCAGGCAACCGACGCGCGCGAGTGCGTATTTGAGCGTGAGCGCTTCGGGCAAATCCTCGACTTCGGCGCGATAGGTGGACAGGTTGTAGCGAACGGGCAAATCCGCTTCGCGCAGTAGCAGCGCGAGCGCGTGCGCGACATTCAGCTCTGACGCGGCCTTCTTGTCGAGCGCTTCGGGAAACTCGATCAGCCCGCACAGCTTCTCAGCCGCCTGTTCTAACGGACTTGACAGATCGCTTGCGGTGTCGTCGGTGAAAGCAAAAAACTCCTGCAACTTGTGCGACCAGATGCCCGGCGCGTCCTGCATCATGACAATCTCAGCCTTTGAACAATGCTTCGGGCCGATATCCAAGCGCCAGGTGTCGAACGGATCGGCGCATTGAAAACCGAGCGAATCAGGCAAAGCCGCGACGATTTGCGCAACCGTCTGCACGCCGACAGCCTTGACATACACCGACCAGCTCGGCGGCAGTTTCTTTTCGCCGAGTGCGCGTGTCGCGAGCAATCCGTAACGCTCGCCGACTTTCGGGTCGAGTCCGTTAGCTATTGCGTTCTGCGTCTGATAGTCGATAGCTATGCGCTTGGCTTCCCGGCGGCGCGCATTCTTCGCGTTGCGCACGGCCGTGTCGAAGCGCCGCGTTTCGATGTCGCGCATCTTGGGCAATTCCTGCACGTCGAGCATGCCATCTTCGCGCTTGTAGCGGACCGGATGCCCCACTGCGACCATTGGCGCACGTTCGATGAACGCTTCGGACGGCGCGACGTTGCGCGTGACGCCTTCTGCGAGCACAGGCGACGCCTCGAACATCAGCCGAGACGGCTGATAGACCGCGTGGTCGGATAGCTGGCGCGTGAGCAACGCACCAGATTTTGAGATTTTCACGTAACCGCGACCGGCGGACCATTGTTCGATCTGCATGCGTTTTGCCAGATCGGGGATATCCGTGCCGCGCGTGACGGCGATGTAGATGTGTACGCCGCGCAGGCCGCGCGCTCCGACAAACGATGAGGACGACGGCCGCGCGACGCGGTAGACGTGCGCCAACCAGGGCGAACAGGCTTCGAGCGCGTCAAGAACCGATGCGACGGTCGGAAACTCGTCTCCGTCGACATCCACGTCAATCGGGTAAAGCGCGGCGCCGTACGGGAAGTGAAACGCTTCATTGGTGCGCGCGACCGCATCGTGACGGAATTCGGCGCCGGCGCGCGTGGTAAGCGGCGTGTGTCCTTTCGCCGGAACGCCGCACGTAATCGCCTGGTGCGGCGTGAGCAGCGGCAGGAAGCCGCCAAGCTGCGCAAGATTGTCGAGCTGCTCGACGCGCGCGTGTCCCTCCGTCATGTGTGCGATGGCCGAGCTATCGATGCGGCCGTTTTCGTCGAGTGCGAACCGTTTCGTCAATTCGCAATTTGTGGCGGTGATGACCGTGAACTGAATCATTCGTTTGTCTCGTGCGTGGGTTGAATGCGTAGTGTGTTGACATTCTGCTAACTTGTCCAATAGCCCGAAACTATCGCTGCACTACTCTTAATAAGGGCCGGAACAGACGATACAGACGAGACTGACGAGTTTTCAGGGAGTGTCCCAATATTAAAAAATATACTCTATTAAGGTATTTAACCTAGTTTTTAAGGATTACTACCCTCTATGGAAAAGTCGTCAGGATCGTCTGTGTCGTCTGTTCCGGCCCTTAATAAATTCGCCCATTTTGTGAAATACGGGTTAGAATCGCACGACACAACCGCGTAAAGGACGTTACAACATGTCGAATCCCGTCGTTATTCACTCAAAACTGTCGTTTTCCGGCCGTGATCGCTGGCGCGCATGCCCGATTTCGGTCCAATTGTCCGCAGGAATGCCCGACAAATCCGGTCCGGCCGCCGCGGAAGGCACGGCTGCGCACACGGTCGGCGAGTGGTATGTGCGCCAGTTGGGTGAGGCGTACGGCCTGCCGCCGGTCAATCCGCCGATGATGGGAGAGGCGCCGGTCCAGCTCTTCCCGGAAGGCTTCGATCCGAAGGGCAAAACCCTGGAGCAGTGGAACGAGGAGTTGCGCACGCACGGCAAGGCGTACCGTGCTTTCATCCTTTCGCTGATCCCGGCCGGCGAGCAGGCATTCGTGTCGCTCGAGCAGAAGGTGCGCGCGAAGTCGATCAGCGAGCACCTGTTCGGCACGGCCGACTGCCTGATCTGGCTTCCGCGCCTGCGCAAGCTGATCGTCGTCGACTACAAGTACGGCTTCGTCGAGGTCGAGATCGGAGAGTTTGACGCCGCCGGCAAGCTGATCCACGCCAATGCGCAGCTTTCGGCTTACGCGGTCGCCGCGCTCGATCAGTGCACGCTCGACGCGAACGCGATAACGCTCGCGGTCTATCAGCCGCGGCGCACGTTCGGCAAACCCGAGCAGATTCTCGACCTGCCGGTCACTTGGATCGCACAGGAACGCGCGAAACTCGCCGCGGAAGTCGCCGCAGTCGAAGCTGGCGGCGCGCCGAATCCTGGCGATCATTGCCGCTACTGCAAAGGAAAGTCGAAGTGCCAGCCGGTGCACAATGCACTTGCGGCTGGAATCCAGGCCCACAGCGGGGCTCTCGACCTGTTGGCTATACCCAAGGATGACCTGATCACGCTGTGGGCCGCCAAGGCAGCATTCAAAGCGTTCTGGGAAGACGTCGAAGAGTTGATCGAGCGTGAGGTCAAAGCAGGCAATCCGCGCCTGACCGTCAAGGAAACGCAAGGTCGCCAGATGTGGGCCGATCCGCAGGCCGCCGCGCTCACGCTCATGGCACTCGGCAAGACGGATCTGCTAGCACCGTGCAAGGTGTCGGACGCGCTTCCGCACCTGCCTGAGGATTGGCAAAAGCAGCTGATACGTCGGTCGCAGCCATCGCGCTCGATTCAGCTCGTGACGCCAGTCGCGCCGGCGCAAGTCGCCGAGACGTTCGCAAAATACGCGAAACCTGTTGACAAGGCGTAGAAGTATCGTTTAAAGTTTGTCTCACGGTGGTGTGGTACGCAGCTACCGGCAGCGCGGTTCGAGCCCCGCACACCACCGTACCTCTAATCTCTTTCTGGAATCAAACTCATGGCTCTCGTTCAACACGTCTCGATTCTCACGCATCACGCACTCGCCGCGGCTACGCCGAACAAGATGAAGGCCGGCAAGCCGCTCGAGTTCTACGCCTTGCTGGCTATCCCGCCGGCCGCCGCCGCCGACCTGCAGCAGATCGCCGAACAGTCGGCCAATGGTGCGCCGCTCGGCAACTTCGAAATTGGTATCAAGCGCAACGGCGAGCAGCCCAAGCCGATCGCCGGCATCCCGGCCGACTGGTTCGTCGTGCGCGCGGCTACGCAGTACGCGCCGTTCGTCGCAGACGCTGCCGGCAACCAGCTGCTGCAAACCGACGCAGCGCAAGCCGCCGCAATCCGCTCGACCTTCTACGCCGGCAAGAAAGTGCGCGTCGTGCTTTCATCGTTCCCGTGGGAGTTCAAGGGCAAGCGCGGCATTTCGTTCAATCTCGGCGGCGTGATGGACGCAGGCGAACAGTCCGACCGTCTCGTGATTGGCGGCGCGGATACGAGCGTGTTCCAGAAGTACGCCAATCCGAACGCCGCGCCGGCGGCCGTGCCGGGCGCCAACGCCGCGACGGTTGCGACGCCGGCCGCTGGCAACCCGTTCGCTCAGTCGGTCCCGGCGGCCGCGAATCCGTTCGCGACTCAAAGCTGACCTGAAACCATTCGGCTGGCAGCGCGTAATCGATTTGTCGCATAACTGCCAGCAAAGGGCGCGCCACGGGGTCGCGTGAATGAAACCCCGCCCATCTCACTCAATTCCACCATGAACGTGCTCATAGGCTGCGAAGAATCCGGCACCGTACGGGATGCGTTTGCTGCATTAGGCCACAAAGTATTATCGTGTGATCTGCAGCCTACTCGGACGGATGGCCCCCATTATCAAGGCGATATTTTCGACGTGATTGATTATCCTTGGGATCTGGCCATATTCCACCCTCCATGCACGCACACGTCCGTGAGTGGTGCCAAGCACTTCGCCGAAAAATGGATGGATGGTCGGCAAGCGGCCGGCGTGGCTTTTTTCATGCAGCTGGTCCGCAGATCGGCGCACATACCGCGAACGTGTTTCGAACAGCCCGTTTCCGTCATGTCGTCGCTGTATCGAAAACCTGATCAGATCATTCAACCGTGGCAATTCGGGCACGGTGAAACCAAGGCAACCTGCTTGTGGCTCAAAGACCTGCCGCCGTTGTTACCGACTGACATAGTGACTGGCCGTGACGATCGGGTTCACAAGATGCCGCCGGGTCCGGACCGCGCCCGCGAACGCTCAAAAACTTACACGGGCATCTCGGCGGCAATGAGCTGGCAGTGGGGAGGGATGGCGTGCGAAGCCTGACGCTGCGCCTGCCTTGGCCCCCATCGCTCAACCGCATCTGGCGCGCCGTTGTCGGCCGCATCATTCTGTCCAAGGCGGCACGCGAGTGGAAAATCGTCGCAGCAAACGCGCTGCCGACAGGCCGCGTCGATCCGTTGCGTGGCCGCCTTGTGGTGTGGTTGCATCTCTGTCCGCCGGCAGGTTCGCGCAAGTACGACATCGCGAACCGCGAAAAGCTGCTGTGCGATACGCTCACCGAGCAGCGTGTGTGGCTCGATGACGAGCAGATCGACTTGATGGTGATCGCGCGCGGCGTACCTTGTGACAAAGGTTATGTTGACATTTTAATAAAAGAGTATTAACCTACAGGCACCACTCACGGAGGACAATCATGAGACGGTCCAAGCAATTCAAGGAGTTCACAGTCGAGGGCCTTCTGGCTGCGATGGTACCCGGCGTAAATCATCAACCCGGAAACATCGCACGCGCATACGGAAAGACATCGCGCGAGACGCGCGAACTGCTCGAGACTGCGGCGCGCGCCGGCCTGCTGCTGCGCATACCGCGCCCGCGCGGTTGCTGTTACCAGGTGGAAGCGCCGGCGCCAGATACTAGCGATCGCGTCGCGCCGCCATACCCGAACATTCGATTCGACCAAGATCTAGTCGATTACGAACGCGGCATGCGCAATTTCGCAGACCTTTGCATGATGGTGAGACGATGAACAACGACAATAGCCGCGCTGATGCGCTGACGGACGAGCATCGCGAGACACTGAAGTTCCTGATTAATGAAGGCCGCAACGCCAAGCCGAAACACCTCGGCGGATACGGCGAAAACATGGTGTACCTGACGCAGAAGATGTACGCGGCGTTAAGTCTCGCTGCCACCCCTGTCGAGCAGCACGAAGCAGCACCGGCCGATGCAGCGGCAGCGCCGGCAGACGGGCCGGCGTCGTTTGACGGCGACAGCGAGGAAACTCGTGCAGCGTTCCGCGAGTATGACGCCTGCGAGCGCGTGAGCACGCGCACATCGTGGCAAATCTGGCGCGATGCGTGTGCATGGCAAGCCCGCGCGGCAGCCCCGCTCGCGCAGATCGCCACTCGGCAGGGGCTGACGGGCGAACAGCAGGAACTCATTGAGGCAGCACGACGCGTCATCGGCGGCGGTGTAGCGCGTGATGTTGGCGACGGAGATGTGTTCTTCATTGTGGGCCTCCACGACGCCGAACGGTTGAGTCGTGCTCTCGTCCTACTCGCAGGAGAAGGCCAATGACTGAACCGATTCTGACGCACCGTAACTAATTGACAATCCGTTGAAGTAATCATAAACTCCAACGGCTATTCAACCCACAGGAGTCACCATGTCGTTTCTCGATTCACTCAAGCAAGACGCGCTGGCCGTCCTGCACGCCACGGCGAACGCATTGCACGCGCAGCTCGCGAACACGCTCGCTCAGGCCGGTCACGCGGTCAGTGAAGCCGATCACGTCGACACGCTCGTCGCCGCCGCTCGCGCCGCCGCTACGGGCGCCGCAAGTGCCGTGCAAGCATCCACGACCGCACCAAACTATGCCGACGCCGCGCTCGCGACGTTCAGCCAGTCGATGACGACCGCGCTCGTGCAGTTCGCGCAGCAACACCTGCCGGCGAAGTTCCAGGGCGTCGCTGCGGACGCTACGCAGGTCGTCATCGATGCCGCCGGCGCTAAACCGCAAGCCGAGACGCTGATCGATGACGGACTCAAGTTTGCTGCTGCGGCCGTCACGGCTACCGTGCCTGGCACATCGCCGATCGCGATGGTAGCCGAGCCGATCGTCGAGGAAGTACTCGACGCAGTGATCCCACGCACGCCGGCACCGGTTGTCGAAGCGCACGTGGACGAAATCGACCCGCGCGCGCCAGCATTCATGACGGAACCCGCCGTCGGTGCGATGAACAAGAACGGCGTCTGATCAGGCGAGCGCCCCACCAGCAGCAACGTAGGCCGCCTGAAGGGCGGCCATTTCATTTGTGTGTTGGCCGTAGCTGTTGCCAGGCAGCGAGGCCCAGATGTTCGAGCACGCTTGCACGGCTTGTGCGAATTGACCTGCATCGATGAGCGGCAGCGCGCGGCGCTCGCGAATCTGCTGCAGGGCGATCAGATCCTGCGACACAGGGCTGAAGTCGGGCAGGTTGAGCGATGCCTTATATGCCAACCAGTAGCGGTACAGAAGCTGATATCGGCCCGCTGCTGTCGAATTCAGCGCTGCGTTGTAGACATCGGGGTGTGCAGCGTAGGACGAGAACAACAATGGTGCGCTCGGCGTCGATCCGACCAGCACGTTGTAACCGTCATCGGACACGGCGAGCAGCGCCTCGCCGATCTCGCTCACACCGATCATATCCAGGAAAGCCACACGGTTCTGGCCGCCGGCCTGCTGTGCGGTGATTCGAGTCATGGTGTCGCCTCAGGTGCGCGTGATGCGCGCGGGGCGCTCCATGTCACGCAAAGTGTGTGCGGCGTAGAGCGTCGCGAAAGACGCGCCGAGATTGGCCAGCGTCAGGATGAGCAGCAGTGCAATTGTATTACGGATATGTTGGGTAGACATTACGGTTTTCCCTTTTCCGAGTCGGTAACTATTGTAGGCACGTTCTCGTCGGGCGGCGTGTAACTATTTGTTTCTCCAGACTTTTCCGGGTGATCGGGCGGAATTCTCACGCCAAGTTTGCTCTCGATCAAACGTTCCAGGTAATCAATCGTACGCTGCGCGCCGAGCCAGCCTGAAACGCCTACGAACACGAATGTCAGATCATCCGACACGCCGCCGGCGTGGCACAGCTTGGCGACCAGCAGCCCGACAAAACCCGCGCCGAGCGCGCCAAGCATGGCGGTCTGCCAGCTCGACGCCTCGCGGCGCATGAGCGCTCCGATCAGGCCGCCGAAGAAAGCCAGGGCGACCTGCGAAAGCGTTTCGAACCACTTTTCGCCGTCGATCTGCATTACGAGTATTCCCAGACAATGACGACGCCGTTCTTGCCGGTAGCGCCATTGAACGGACCAGTGCTCGGACCTGCAAGCGCACCCGTGCCGCCCGTGCCAAAGTTTGCGGCGGCAGTACCATTCCCAAAACCGCCAATCGGACCGGGACCAAAGTGCGACTGCGCGCCTACAACGTTAAAAATAGTCGTTGTCGTCACTGCTACGGTAGCTTGCGCAACGAATCCGGAAGACGATTCGATGTCCCCGCCCGCCGATACGGTGCCGCCCGCCGATGTGCCGCCGCTAGAACCGGGCGGCGTAAATCCGACACCTGCGCCACCGCCTGCGCCGCCAGTAACCACAAGTAATGCGCCGAAACTCGTCGTACCGCCTGTTCCACCTGTTCCACCTGCGGCACCACCTGCGCCGATGGTGACAGTGACGCCAGAGAACGCAGACGTGAATCGACCTTTAGCGTATGCGCCGCCCCCACCGTGGCCACCTGCCGATATTTGCCCCGCGCCTGCGGCATTTGCGCCGCCGCCGCCGCCGCCGCCGCCGACAGCTTCTACCACGACCGAAGTCGTTCCAGCAGTCGGAGTGTAGGTACTCGTGCTAGTGAATATTTGCACGTTGATTAGCCGCCCGGTAGCTTGCCCTAGCTGCATAGCTTGCGTGCCAGAGGTCGCGGCGGCGATGTTCTCACTGACTTGCGTTATATTCGTGCCGTCACCCCGAACAAGCGTGGGCGCACCATTTTGCGGAATCGTTACGCCCGAACCGGCGGCGGTTTTGACGATCGTCACGAAAGCGCCGGTTGTGTTGTTCGTGATCGTCCAGTTCTTTGTCCAGGTCGGCAGGATGACCGTCAGCGCGGACGTAAGCGTGCCGGCGAGCGTGATGCTGCCTTTGGCCGCCTGTGCGGGCGTCGGTGTGACTGTGCCGCCCGTCAGGCCGGTGAGCGCGGTCGTGCCGTACTGGAAGCCCGGAACCCAACCCGCGCCGTTTGTGTCAGGATTTGCCTGATTGTTGTCAGAGGTGCTGATCCAGTCGCCCTTGAAGTCAGCAGACTGCAACTTGGCGCCGTTCGGGTAGCCGTTGATGTTCGAATTCGTCGCGAACGTCGAATCGTACGGCCAACCCCCTCCGTTGAGCACCCACCAGGCGATCCGCGCGACCTGATTCAGACCGCCGTTGAAATCCTCGCCCTGTGGCGGCACGCCGCCGGATTCGGGCGGCTGCATGGTAAGCGGCGGGAAGCCAAGCGTCTGCGAGGCGCGCGTCGGGTCCGAAGTCGTTACGGGCAGTTCGGCGCGCGATGAATCGCCTTGTGCGAAGGGCACGTACCACTTGAGCGGGATGGAAGATTGTGCGGTCATATCGAACTCACCATTTTAATAGGCGAAGTATATCAGTTGCCCGTGCAGCGATACTGCACGGTGTGATTCGCGGGCATGCCGGCCACAGTGAACGCCACGGACGTGCCCGAGCTTTGCGTGATCTGCACGGCCTGCACCGCACTCGTATCGTTCGCCGTACAGACATAGCTCGCCGAAGAAGTGAAGGCTGCGCCGGCCGTGAATGTTGCCGTGCCGGTATTGCCGCTGGTCGACACACTACCCTGCACCGCATGCACGTTTGCGACCACAACTCCCGCCGCAGTGTAGAGCGGTTGCGTGCCGGATGTTTCGTTCCAGATATCGGACACGCCGTCTGTGTATAGCGTCATGGACGTGCTGTTTGCCGAGCCTTGCGGAAGAAGCACGCCCGTGCCGGTCGAGCCGCCGGAACCGTTCGTGAGCTTGACGGTGACAGTGAAAGCGCCGGTCGTGTTGTTCTGGAAGCCGATGCGCCGCGCACCGGCTAGATACGTCCCGCCCGGCACAATGATCAAGGCGTTGCTTGTCAGCGTACCGGTCAGGTTGCCAGAGCGCGAGCCGGGCGGCAATGCAAGCCCCGATAGCTGCGGGGTGCCGCTATAGCCCGTGCCGCCGTAAAACACGCTCGCAGCCGTAATGACGCCACTCGAGACTGCGCTCACGTACACGAGACCATCGCCATTGCCGCCGATCATGGTCAACACGTCGCCGACCTGATAGCCCGTACCGCCCGCGACAATTGACGTAATGCTCGCGATTGCGCCGCTGCTGGTCGTCACGCCGAAGATCGCGCCCGAGCCCGCCGAGGCGAAGTTATACGCTCCACCGGTGAGGGTCATCGGGATCGTCGCCGTCGCGGCGAGCAGCGAACGCTTCACAAACTGTGTCGTTGCGACGAATGTCGAATTGTCCAGATATGCCTGGGTCGTCGCGCTGGTGTTGGCGCCGAGCGAGTTGACGCCGTTCAGCGTGACCGCGCCGGTCGTGAGGATCGACGTTGAGCCATTGATCGAGCCGCCGGTGATCGCCGGTGCGGCGAGCGCGCTATTGAGCGCGGCGGCCGTGAGCACCGTGTTCGGCGAGAACTGCGCGTGCGCGGCGAGCGATGCGGCGAGCAGCAGGACGGAAAGCAGAATGCGCTTCATGATTACCCCAGTTTCGATTGGTCGAGCACAAACGTGCCGCCGATGTTGTTCAGCATTTCGCCGGTGATAGCGCCCGGCGCATAGAACGGCCCCTGATTCCAGCCGGTCACATACTTCGGATCGGCGCCGTTATTCATGCCCGCGAAACCGAACGGCGCATAGTCGATCACTTCGTAAATGTATTGTGCGGTTGTGCCTGCGGGTTGCGGGAACAGCCCCGACTGGATGATCGACTTCTCGACCGGCGTCGGAAAGAATTCGAAGTGATAGCCGATGTGCATCGGAACTGCCGGGTCATAGCCAACGTAGCAGCGACCGCGCGAGCCAAACATCGCGCGCATGAGCGCATTGATAGATGGACAGTCGCAGGTTGCGATGTTGGCCGCGGCCTTCACGAGCAGCAACTGACGATAATACTGGTCCTGCAATGGAAACGACACCGTACCGGCCGCCGCGCCGCCATAGAACGGCGCTTGCGACCACGGTTGCCATTGCGTGCCGGGTGTCGAGTTGATGTTGAAACCGAAGTTGTCGCCGGGCGTCTGCGCGATCTGCAAATAGCGCGACTGTCCGAGAATGCGGCCCCAGATATCCAGGCCGAAGCCCTGCGCGGTCGAAATGTCCCATACGTTAGACAGGAAATCCGCGCTGAACTGCGTCAGGTCTATCCATTCGTCAAAGTCTTGCAACAGCGCGAGCAGCGTCGGGCTATTGCTGAATTGCTTCATGACCGTCTTACCGAGGTAGGCGGTCATGGCTAGACACTCACGGCGTTGACGGTGATGTTGAGCGCCGGGCAAACCGGCTGCTGATCGATGCCCATCGTGAGCGACGCACCGCTCGACGGCGCCGGGCTCGTGCCGATAAAGATCGTCACCGGCGTGATATTGGGCAACGTCAGGATCGGTGCAGCGAACTCCGCCGCGACGATCTGCCCACCGATGCGTGCGCGCGACACGACGATCGTGCCGTCGTTTGATGTGAAGCCGCTCGCGAATGCCGCCGCGACGGCCGTCTGCACCTGCGAAATGTAGTCCGCCGGCAGTGTCGTCAGGTTTGCGACGTTGACCGTAATGTAGACGCTCGTGTTTGCCGGCCGGATGAAACGCACGGGATAGGTCGGGTATGGCGCGACGTAATTCACCGTGTCCTGCACATTGATCGTCACCAACGTTCCGAGCCCGGCATAAGTGGACATGCCGCACCCGCAATCAAGCTTCGCGTTGATCGCCGCCGCAACATCGGAATTCGAGCCGCCCGTCACGCTGATAGCGATCGAGTGCGCCGGAATCGGATAGTTCGTTGTGCCGTACGTGATCGCTGTGTCGCCGCCGTTGTTGTAGACGTACAGGTCTGTGACGCCCGTCACGTTCGCGATAGCGGCGCGCACATTCGACGCCTGACCGACGCCGCCGATCTGCACCGAGGCGGCGCGGCGTGTTTCGAATTCGACGCGATTTTCAGTGTCGGTCCCGGGCACGGACGGCGCGCTATTCGACACCGCGACCCAGTTCGGAACCTGCTGATAGATCGTAAGGTCGTTGACGCCCGCAACGGGCACGCTGCCGGCGCTGGTCGCCTGAAACGTCACCGATGCCGTACCGCCTGCGCCGTAGACCGCATCCGCGGTGGACGCCCAGATCGTACCGTCCGAGGATCGGACCTGCGAGCCGGCCGGGAGTGTCGAGCCGCCCGTGCCGGTAACAGTCGCCTGCACCGTCGCGAACGTTGCGGGTTGACGCGTCAGGAAATAGATGCGACCGAGCGCGTCCTGATAGACGCCGCTCGAGGTCATCGGGTCAACGTTTGCGATCAGCTGCGCGAGCTGCGCCTGCACCGCGGCGACAATATATGCCTCAGACTGCTGGATCTGCCCTTGCGGGGTTGTCAGCTCAGTCGAGAGTCTCTTGCCCGACAATGCAAACGCAGACACCCAATCAGCCTGGACGCCAGCAAGAATGGCCTGCTCGTCGTACGTTTGCAGGCCAGTCGGGGTGAATGTCGGTAGCGGGACATTGGTCGTCATAGACGCGAGTTTAACGCAAACTCGCGCCGATAGTCACGATCAATTATGCGGACCTGTGGAGTTGCCTGCACCAGTCTGGACACCGCCATGAACGTGCGTGCTTTGTGTCACGCCGTTAATCTTCGCGTCCGGCGCGACGATCGTGCCGGCGAACTGGTACGCGCCAGACCCTGTGCTGGTTCCGGACATAGTGCCGTTGAGTGTCATGTTGGCGTTGACGATGAACCCGCCGGGCGCCGTGACCGTCGTCGTCGTGCCAGACGATATTGATACGGTCGTACCCGCCTGCAATGTCACTTCGCCCGGCGACACGATGTCGATGCCTGCGCCGCCGGGTTGGAACTTCACCCATTGCGTCGGATCGGGATTGAGAACGCCGCCAATGTACAGCGCGTCGGCCGTGCTGTGCGTGCGCGACGTAGCCGGCGCACCCTGCTTCAGCGTCTGCTTGACGTTCGTGATATCGCTCTCGGCGAATAGCGCCAGGCCGATATCGCCCGCTACGGGATCGAGAATCACTGCACTTGAGCCGCCCTGGTAGCGCAGATACGGTACGTTGTAGATCGGCGTCTGCGCGAGCACGACGCCATTCGTGTCCGTGTCCTGCACGAGCGGCTGCACTGTCACGAAACCCACCTTGCCCGATACCGGCTGCACGGCAAGCACTTTCACCAGGTCGCACGTGTGCACGCCCTGGATCAGCTTTGTGATGATGAACAACTGCGTGCGGTCCGGATCGAATTGTGCTTCGAACGGACTATTGTAAAGATTACCGTTTGCCATTTCGCTCCCGAAGCAGGGCCTGCCAACTCGTAGTGCTCGCTTTCAGGATCGCCGCGCGTGAAGTCGCTTCGACGCCGATCCAGTTTGCGTGGTCCGGTTGCCACGGCGCGGCGGCGCGCTGTGTCAGGCATTCGACGACCATATAGCCGGGCCACCATGCGATGCTTTGCGTTTCCTTAACCATTTGACACCACCTCGCCAGTCGACATGTTGCGGGCCTGTGCGATCGTCCAGAGCGTGCCGGTGCAGTGCGCCTGCGCGTAGACCGCAGCCTCGGCATAGTCGGCGGCCTGCACGACAATGTTCTGCGCATAGAGCACAGGATGTGTGAGCTTGAAATTGAATTGTGTAACGGGTGACGCGCTCATGACTGGTTATTCCCTCGTGGCCCGAAGGCGTTTGCCGCACAGCTGGTCGTCCACTGGCCGCCTGGCACATTGGGCTCGATCATGTGCGACAGCACGGCCGCGACCCACTGCGTGCGGTTGACAAAATCGAATGCGGTCGTCACATCGCACGCGACGCCGGGCCGCAGTTGCGGGTTGAACAGCGTATCGAATTGCAGACCGCTCGACGAGTAGACCGGCAAACGCATCAGTCCATTATCCGCCGCAATGCTGATCGCGTCAGCAGAGAACGGCGCGTTAGCCGTGCGGACCACCACCCGTTGCAGATTGACGAACCACGTCAGATCGTCGAAATGACGCATCAGCCCGGCGATCTGCTCCATCGGCGATCCAGTAACGCGCACGTCCGTAAGCTGGTACTGCGGCGCGCTTTCGGCGTAGTCGACGCTGAACTGCTGCGCCGCGGCGATGGTTGTCAGTGCCGACTGGAGCGAAACCGGTCCCGCATTCGCATATGGGCTCGCCGGGTCGTTCATAAGCGCCATCGCGGCGTTTGCCTCAATCATCAGCGATACGGCCGGCATGCCCGCGCCATTGACCGCAGACCAGGTAATGACGCCCGAGAAGAAGGGCACATAGTCCTGTCCGTTCCAGATGTCAATCGCGACCGTATCGGTGTTCTGCGGCGTGAGCGATTCCTGCCATAGCCGGGCGATGTTGTTCATCGAATCGAGCGGCACACCGAAAATCTCGATCTTGGCGTTACCGAACTGCGCGCCGCCTTGGCGCACGTTAATGCGCATCCGGTGCTGGACAAACGTGTAAGTTTCGGGCGTCTGATCGCCCGATGCATCGGCGCGTGTCACGCTGACTGTGACGCGCGCCTTGCGCTCGACGAATGCATTGAAAGTCACACATCCTCCGGAAGTTGATAGGCGTCTTCCCAATCCGAAATGCAAGCTCCGCAATGACACGACCAGCGACCGTAAGTTACCGGCACTTCGTCCTGCACGCCTGGTTCTACTTCAATCCAGGTCCAATCGTCGATATCTGCATGTTGCATGGGAGAGTTGCAATCGGGACACCTCATGGCGCCCTCGGCGTGAGAATGGGTTGTGGCACAGCCCGGCGGCGCGCGGCTTCGCGCACCAGCGCGCTCGCCAACATCCAGTAACCGTGCTGGTAATCGTGCAACAGATACTGGTCGCATTGCGCAAGCGCGGCAAGCGTAACGTCCGGGGACGTCTGCTGCTGCGCAAATGCGTCGGCGGTAGCGCGCGTTTGCAGCATGGACGATTTGCGACCGTCCGGTGCGCGCCCTGTCGCTATCGTGTGGTCAAGCACCATAACCATAGTGCGCAAGCGGTCTTCCGACGTGATCGCTACGCCGTCCGGCGCGCAGCTAACCTGCGCGGGCGCGACCGATGACGCTTTCAGCGGTACGGGCGGGCAATACGGCGACTGGCTCAGCACGATGTACAGAAGCGACAATCCGGCGGTCACGACCGCAGCGGCCGCGATAAGTGCGAGGGTCATATCCATGATGCGCCTCATTCGTAGTGCGGCAACGCGCGCTGCGCGATGACCATATTGTCAAGCGTCTCGTAATAGACGGCGTAAGCACCCGGATACTGATCGCGCACGTTGTCGCGGTTCATGCGCCACCACGCGGCGATTTGCGCGTCGGTGATGCGCCCGTCGCTGCGCAGGTAGGACAGCAGCATGAAACGCGCGTTGTACGTCGCCCATAGATCCTCCTGTGCGGCCTTCTCTGACTTTTGCAGGAAGCGCCCGAACGCGTGCAACTGTTCGATGTTGATCCACACCTTGCCAGGGTAGACTAGCCAACCGGCGGCGCTGAGCGCTTTCGACACTTCGTCGTAGCGCGGATTGTTGCAGGTCCGTGTGTCGTTGCGCTCGCAAGCCAGTTCGAACTGGATAGACTCGGCGCGCTCGGCGGCCATGTCAGGAAACGGTGCGGCCTGCGAGCATGTCGGAATGACCGCCAGCAAAAACGCTGCGGCGCCGGCAACCAACCAGTCGGAAAGTGTATGCATGTCAGTGCTCCAAGCTGGTTGCGAAGCGTTGCGGCGAGCCTTTCGCCGCCTCGACGTAGCCGATCGCGTACATGATCGGCTGATCTTTCTGCGCCTCGCGGCGCGCTTGTGCGTCATTCCAGCCGCGCTGGTAGGCGGCGATGCGTTGCTGTTCGTTGAGCTGGATCATGCTGCACCTCCGAACTCCGCGACGAAAGCATCGTACAGCGCTTTGCTGATTTCATCGCCGTACAGGCCGTCCCAATTCTCGACGCCCATCCAGTACGTGCCGAACGCTTGCCATACGGATACGCAACCGTAGTAATTGCCTGGCGTGCCTTGAACCAAACCGGTAGCGTCGACCGGTGCGACTACACTCTCTTGGCGCTGTGTCATTTGGACCTCCGTCGTGTTGATGGCTGAATAATAGACGGAGGTTAATCAAATGTCAACACATTTAACGCACAGCTGAATTGTACGATTGCACGCCGCTCTGGCGCGTGATACCGCCAACGAGCTCCTGCGGCGTGTTTGCCTGCACGGTCATTGACTGGATGTTGATCTGCTGGCCAACGCCCGCACCAGTCGTGCCGCCATATGCTGATGCGAGTTGCGCGGCGGCACTACCGCGGCGCACATCCTCGGCGACGTTACCGTGCGCCTCGAAGATGCGCGAGACGTTCTGGCCGATCGGCCCGGCCGCTTCAAACGACTTGTTGAGCAGGCCGCGCTCGTAGTCGTTTGTTGCGAGGAAGTCCATCTGCTGTTGCCAGGTCGCCTGGTTCGGGTTGATGCCGAACTGCTTGCGAAAGGCCGCAATACGCGGGCCGCGCCACTGCATCAGGCCGAGCGCGCCGCCGTCCGGCGAGACCGCGTTCGGGCGCAGTGTCGACTCGCCTTGTGCATTCGCGGCAACCGCTGCGGCCTGCGGCACCGTAAAACCATGCCGTGTCACCAGATACTGCATGATTTCCTGCGCGCCGCCGGGGCCGGCGTTGAGCGGGCCTGTTGCTCCGCCCGGCGAGAGTGCGCCGCCGGCAATGCGCCGTGCCGCGCCGGACGACAGCCGCACGCCGCTCGCTTCGCCAGACAGGTGCGTGACGCCCTCGTTACGCGCGTCCTGAAGCGAGCCTTTCCACGCCCAGACGATCGCGTCCTTGACCGTGCCGACTGCATCTTTCAGCGGATGCGTCTCGCCCTTGCCGCCGCCGAGAATGCTGAGTTTGTTGTCGAGCCAGTCATAGACTCCCTTTAACCCCTCGCCGATCAGCTTGAGTCCGTACGTTGCCAGATCGATAGCCTGGGCGAACACGGTCAGGCCGGTTTGCAGATCCTTGAGCAGCGCGGCGACTTCGGGCGAATCCTCGTTGAGTACCTTCAGGAAACCGTCGACGCCGCCGCCAGCCGCCATAACGCGATCAACGAACTGGGACACGCGCTGCGCGCCGTCTGACACGTAGCCCGAGAACTGCTCGATGTATGGTTGCAGGACGGTCGCGATCGAGTTTGCGACGTTGGCCGCCGCATTGCCGAGCGCGGTCAGTCCGTCCGTCACCGCGTCCAGCGCCTTGCGGTTCTCTTCGGCCGATTCGGCGTAAGAGCGGGCAAACTCTTCGCGAATGTCCTTTTCGGATTTGATTGCGACAATCAGGTCAGCGGACACGCCCTGTGCAGCGAGCCCGGACTCGATCTGGTTCTTTTGCGCGGGTGTCGCCTGCCGATACGTCTGCTGCGCCTGCGCGAGGATGTCGGCGATGTTGGTCGTCGAGTTCGCGCGGATACCGAGTCGCGCGAACGCCTGGAGCGTCGGCGCCTGCCCTGTGATATTGAACTGCTTCTGCTCGCGCGCCAGATCGGCGATAGCCTGCGCGCCGCCTTGCGCGTCAGCGCCGAGCCGGCGCATGGTCGAGCCATACGCCTGGAGCTCGCGATTTGACAGGCCGGTCGAGACGGCGGCGCGGCGCAAACCCGTTTCCATGTTCGCGAGCGCGACGACCGCGCCCACAATGCCAGCGGCGCTGCCGATGCCGAGCATCGCGCCGACCGTCAATGCGAGATTCTTGAAGCCCTGCGCCAGTTCCTTGACGCCCTTTAGCGTCTCCTGGTTACGTTTCTTTTGCTCGCGGTCGCGTTTCTTCTGCTTCGAGTCGGCGTCTTTCAGGCTGACTTCGGTCTTGTTGATCAGGTTGATGATCAACTTGTCCTTGTCCTGATAGTCTTTCGCGTCGAGTGTGAGCTTGACTACCAGCTCGTCGATCACGTTCTGATTGGCGGCCATGCGTTAGCCCAGGATGAACGACTTCGCGTTGACGAGCGCGGTCGTCGCTGCGGAAGAAGCGTTGGTATAGAGTTGCCCGAGCTGCGCGAGCGGCCCGCTCTTCGCTTCGAGGACAGACGTGTACGTGCCGAGGCTTGACGGGATTTGCGGAATCTCCGTGAAGCGGATATTCAGGAACAGCTTGTTTGAGCCGCGGTCCTGCCGCGTCTCGTACGAAAGCCCGGAAAGCGAATAATCCGTCGCAATGAGCTGCGGCGATATCAGCGTGTAGAGTTGCTGCGGATTGTTCGCTTCCTGCTGCTGGATAGCCGCCAGCCATGTGAAGCGCGCCAGATCGGAACCAGTCTTGATGAGCTGCACGAGCACCTCAGTCGGGCGCCGTACCTTGTTGTACGGCTGGTATGCGCCGTACTCCTGCGGATAGTCCGACAACTGGGTCTCGTATTTAGCGCTGAACTCGCCCCACGAATCGGGCACGGCAAGCGGCAGGAACGTGTCACTCGACACGACCGCATAGATTGGCGTCGGCGGATTGAGGCCCGGCAGTTGGGATGCCGCGAATGACAGCGCCTGAAGCGCCGCGATCTGTGCAATCGAGCCGAGCGCCACATCAGGCCTCGGCGAAGTGAGCGATGCGCTCACCAAGGCAATGCGAATACAGTGCCATTGCGGACAACTGCAACTCCATGCGGCGGCGTTCTGCTGCGTCAAGCCCTATCGACTTGTGGGCGTACAAAAAAGCATGAAGAAGGCTAGATTTCATATCCAGTTCCCGCTTTTCTTCGATGACTCGCAGTTGATAGTCTTGCATTTACTTGGCCCCGAATTGGAAGTTCAGCTTGGCGACGCCCATCAGCACGTCGCCGAGCGTGCGGATCTCGCGAATCTCGTTCTCCATCAGCGGCCGCTTGACGCCCGGATGCTTCGGGTCGGGCGTGATCAGCACGTAATCGAGCAGCTCGCTGATCAGCGCATGCACAGCGCGCGGGTCAGCGCCTTGCAGCAGTTTCATGATCGCATCGATAGGAACGCCGTCCGCCCCCTTTGCGCCGTGCAGCTGATCGAGCAGTGCTTCGTAGGATTCGACGCGCAGCGCGGACACAAGCCGCAGCACATAGCCGCTCAGGGTCAACGGGTCAATTTCAACACAGTGAAAGGTCTTGCCGGCGTCGCGTCCGTGCACACCGTGTACGGCATGCATGCGGGCGTCGTCGGGCAGGGTGTGAATGTCCATTATTGGGCCGCCTGTTGGTGCGCCTGCCATTCACGCAGCGCGCCGATGTTGATGATCTCGACCAGGTTAAACACGTCTTCGGTGCTCAGCACGGTCTCGAGTTCGCGATATGTCGCATGCTGCGATTCTAGCACCGCCGCAATCTGCGGCGAGCAGAACGTCGCGCGCAGCGTGCCGCTGCCGCTCATGATCTGCTGCGCCTGGAACGTGACGGGCACTTCGAGCGGCTCGCGGCCGATCATGAAGTCAACGTGCAAAAGTAGCGCCGCATTTTGCAAACGTTCAACATTTCGCCAATCCTTGACGTCCCGGCGAATGTCGAGAGAATGGCTGCGGTGCGCATCATCGATCACCGCGCCCTCAACAAAGGGCATCAACGTTTCGGCGCCGAACTTCATTGCGTCGCGCACATGCTTGAATGCCAGCGCCGCGAGGCCGCCGTCCGACTCTTCGCCGAGTTGCCGCAGGATCGCGCGAGCGTGCGCGTCAGCCAGCATGGCGGGCAGTTCGGTGAGCCGGATCTTCAACCCTTCATCGCGGCCGGCGAGCGTGATAAGGCGGTGCTTAAGCATTTGGACCCTATCAAAAAAAATGGCCGGATGCGGGGACATCCGGCCGAACTCACTTCCCACCACAGGACGGAGACAACGCAGTCAGGCTAACTATAACGACAGTTCGCAGTTCGCGCAACCACTAACCGACTAACGTACCGCCGTTGCTTTGCGGATTGCCGTAGCAGAGCACGTATTGCGTGCCGAAACCGGTCCAGACAGGATCGCTCTGACCTTGCAGGTCGGCGAAGAACAGCGCCTGCGGCATGCCGAGGTAACCGGCGGAATTGATGTTGGTGCGATCCAGACATAAGCGGCCCGAGGCAACCGACACGCCGTTGTAGGCGACCGTCGCATAGAGCCCGTAATCGGTCGTCTCCAGCGCTATCGTCGCGGACTGGCCATCCAGGATGCACGAGAACGTCTGGTTGGCCTGCTGCTGAAGCGGGATGATCGTATAGCTCACGGTGCGGGCGTCCAGTGCGACGCGCCGCCGACGCGCACGCCGGCCCACATGAGCCACGCCTTGAACGTGGACACGCCCGAGGTCTTTGCAGCCTCCTGGAGCACGGCGTCCGCCACGTCGCGCGGAACAGGTTTCGTGGTGTAAAGCCAATCATGCAGCGTAGCCGCGGCGTGCGCGGTATCGCCTACCAGGTCGAACACGCCCGGAATGCGCGGGACGCTCGCGAAGTCGGTCACGAATCCGGTCGGCACAACGAAGACCTGCGCGGCGACATCGGATTGATAGATCAGCTCGTTCTGGAGTCGCCAGGAACCGCGGTCGCTGTTCGCGGTGTCGCTCAGAAGCACCACGTCGAGATCGGTCAGAAATTTGCTCATGGTCGCCTTCAGGTGAGCGTTACCGTCGCACTGTTGCCATTCACGTCCGCAGCGGTCAACGTGCCGGTCATTTCGCGGGACGATCCCGCATTGAACTGGAATTGCGCAATCGCCGTCTCGCATTCCGGCACCTTGAGCGCTTCGGTATTGAATGCGTTCTGAACAACGGACAGATTGGGCGCCGCACCAAGGATATTCGGATAGCGGATGCCTTGCGTCGTATCGAAATAGACTTCGCCGTTCCACGCCCGGCACCGCGTCGCTACGTCCTGCGCTAAACGCATGCCGGGTCCGGTTTGCGTCGAGCCGGGCGTCGCGTCGCCGAAGGTCGCGAGATTGCCGTAGACGTCAACGTCCAGATCCCAGACCGTCACGTCGAGCGCAAGCGTGTCCATTGCGTTACTTTGCGGCGGGTGCGGATGCAGCTGCGGGCGCGGCGGCCGCCTCGTTTGCTGCGCAGAAAACGCCGTTAATTGCCGCGCCGGTCGCGATCGTGCTGTTGCCGGTCGTCGTGGCGACGCCTGAAACGGTCGGCTGAACGACCTTGCAACCGTTCGCAATCAGCGTGGCGGCCTGCGCCATTGTGGCGTTGAGCTGATCGGTCGTGACACTCGTTGCGCAGGCTGAAAGTGCTGCACAGGCGGCGATTGTGGCAATACGTGCGATTTTCATGGACGGACACCTCCAGTTGATGTATCGCCATGATAGCGCACATTTTACTCAACGGTATTAAGGGCCGGAACAGACGACACAGACGATCCTGACGACTTTTCCATAGAGGGTAGTAATACTTAAAAACTAGGTTAATTACCTTAATAGAGTATATTTTTTAATATTGGGACACTCCCTGAAAACTCGTCAGTCTCGTCTGTGTCGTCTGTTCCGGCCCTTATTAAGCGATCGACAATAGGCCGCAACTATCGAAACGACACTGCAATTGCGTTACACTCTGGGCATGAGCGATTACCGTTTACAGCCCGTCAAGGCCTCCCTCATTGCCGATCTGGTCGAGTTGATCAACATCAACCTGGCGGACCTGTTGCGCGTGCAGGTCATGACGTGCCCGGACTGCGGCGGTCACGGCACGATCGGCGGCGAGAAGATGGCGGACGGCGTGATCCGCGACGATGGCACACTCGTAACCTGCGCGACCTGCGGCGGCGTCGGCGCGATCGAACGCTGCGTGATGAACCACGACCGGCTCAAGTCCTACCAGTTCGGGCGGCTCGTGGAGGGCTTCGACGTGAAGCATGGCCAGCTCGTCCCGAAAATGCGCTCGAAAGACAAGGCGTTCGCGATGTTGACGAAACTGCTCGGTTTTGACAAAGCGGTGCTCGAAATCGCCAACGCGTCGAGCTTTGCCGAAACATTGTCGATGGAGCAGCGCGAGACGTACGTCGAGCAGCTCAAGGAATTGGCTCAGGCGGGGCTTCTGGATGCTGGTTGATACCCAAGTAGCCAGCGGGGACGAAGCGCCCGCCAGCGAGGCTGCAATCGATCCGGTGGACTTCCTGACGCAGACCGCACGCACCAATTTCGCGGCGTTCGTGACGGCAGTGCATCGCCCCCGCTTCCGGCACTCTGCTTTTTCCGCGCGCGTCTGCCGCCAGGTGGACAAGTTTGTCGAGGATGTGATCGCCGGCAAGCGTCCGGTGCTCATGCTTACCGCGCCGCCGCAACACGGCAAATCGTCACTCATCTCGCGCTGCCTGCCGCCGTATCTGTTCGGCCGGCTATCGGGCCAGCTCGACGCGGTGCGTATCGCGTGCTCGTCGTACGCACTGCCGCTCGCGCGCCGGAACACCAAGGACGCCAATTCGATCATGGGCGAGCCCGTCTACCGGGCGATCTTTCCGCACGTCTCGCTGATCGGCTACAACGGTGTCGACAATGCGGATGGCTTCGATGTGCCCGGCGGTGGCGGCCTGAAAGGCGTTGGCGTCAAAGGTTCGCTGACGGGCTTCTCGGTCGAAGTCGGGATCGTCGACGACCCGACGAAAGACGCCGAATCCGCACTATCGCCGGTGCAACAGGACGCGATTGAGGCGTGGTACGAATCGGTGCTGCTCACGCGTCTGCAATCCCGTTCTGGCACGGTCATCATCGGCACGCCCTGGTCGGCTAACGATCTGCTAGCGCGCGTGCGGCGCAAGATGCGCGATGACTCGCGCTTCACGCTGCTGTCATTTCCGGCGCTGAACCTGCCGGGCGAGACTGGCTATAACCCGGATTTGCCCGAAGGCGCGCTCGTGCCGCATCTGCACGACGAGACAAAGCTGCGCGAAATGAAGCGGCACATGTCCGAGTTCTGGTGGTCGGCCATGTTCCAGCAGGTTCCACTGTCCGAATTCGGCGCGATCTTCAAGCGTGAGCATCTGCAGTACTATCGTCGCGCCGATCTGCCCGGCCAGTTCCAGCAGGTCTGCATGTCCGTCGATGCGACGTTCAAGGACGGCGAAGCGAGCGATTATGTGTTCGTCGGCGTGTGGGGCAAGACTGCCGACGAGCGCGTCTGGCTGCTGGACTGGCGCCGCGAGAAACTGGCGTTCATGAACACCGCGCGGGCAATCCTAGACCTGAAGAAAAAACATCCGCGGGTTATGCGCGTGTATATCGAAGAGGCGGCGAACGGCGCGGCACTGATCGACATGCTGAAGAAGCACACAACCGGGCTCGTCGGCGTGCCGCCGCTTGGCTCAAAAGAGGCCCGCGCGCACGCGACCTCGTGGGTATGGGAGAACAAGTGCGTGATGCTGCCGCACCCGGACGAGCAGCCGGGCATCGTGCCGATTGTCGACGAAATTACCTCGTTCCCGGATACCGTAACCGGTCACGACGATAGCGTCGATGGCATGACCATCGCATTACAGCAACTTTGCCTGCGCTCACCGATCGCGGCGCTGATCACGAAAGAGATACTGCACCGGGCGGGTTAATGCTATCGTTCGAATAATCGGATAGCTACGGACTTACAATGAGCCGCAAAAACCCTTACATGCCCGCAAAAAGCGCAACACCTGCCGAAACCGCAAAGCCCGCTGCACCCGCACAGGGCGGCGAGACGTCCCGTGCGGCTCGCATGGCGCTCGCGCTCGATAGCCTGCCGGTCGATCCGCGCGGCCCGTCGTTACGCCTTGCCGAAACGCACCGAACCGAGCCCGAACGTTATACGGCGGTCGAGCGTCGCGCGGCAGAACACGCGCTGGACTTCAACGGGCAGACGAACAACGCACTGACGTTCGTCGAAAATACAGGTTTCCCGGGCTTCCCTACTCTCGCACTGCTCGCGCAGCTGCCTGAGTACCGGACCATGCATGAAACACTTGCTGACGAGTGCGTTCGGTGCTGGGGGAAGGTTGTATCGGCCGGCAGTGCGGACGCTGAAAAGCTTCAGGAGATCGAAGCCGAACTGGAACGCATCGACATGATGGCAATCGCCCGCCAGGCGATCATCCACGACCAAGCATTCGGCGGTGCGCATGTCTATTTCAAGCTGAAGGGCGACAAGGATAACCGTTCGCTTCCGATGCTCATGAAGCCGTACAGCGTGCCGCAGGGCTCGTTCGAAGGATTGCGCGTTGTCGAGCCGTACTGGGTGACGCCGAACTATTACAACTCGATCGACCCGACTGCTGCGGACTTCTACAAGCCGTCGACCTGGTGGATGCTCGGCATCGAGGTGCACGCGACGCGCATGCAGACGCTCGTCTCGCGTCCCGTCCCAGACATGCTCAAGCCAACGTATTCGTTCCGCGGCGTCTCCATGTCGCAGCTTGCCGTGCCGTACGTTGACAACTGGCTGCGCACGCGCCAGAGCGTGAGCGATACGGTCAAGCAATTCTCCATTTCGGGCGTCAAGACCGACCTTCAGCAGTCGCTCGCGCCGGGCGCCGGGCAAGACCTACTGAACCGCGCGCAACTCATCAACGCGTACCGCGACAGCCGGAACATCATGTTCCTGGACATGGCGACCGAGGAATTCTTTCAGGTCAACACGCCACTCTCCGGGCTCGATGCATTGCAGGCGCAGGCGCAGGAGCAGATGGCCGCCGTGTCGCACATTCCGCTCGTCAAACTGCTCGGTGTCACACCGACCGGCCTGAACGCATCGAGCGAGGGCGAGATTCGCGTGTTCTATGACTACGTGCGTGGCTACCAGAAAAACGTGTTGATGTCGCTCATGCTGAACGCGATCCGTGTGATCCAGCTCTCGCTCTACGGCGAAGTCGATCCGCACGTGATCTGGGAATGGGCACCGTTGATGGAACTGACGAAGCTGGAAGAAGCCGACGCGCGGGCCAAGGACGCAGACACCGATGCCAAGTACGTCGAAATGGGCGCAGTGACGGCCGAGCAGGTCGCCGAGGTGCTGCACAACGATGCGCACTCCCGTTACGCCGGAATCATCGAAACTGGCGAGACGCTCGAGACGACCGCCGACGAGGATATCCCGCAGATCACGCAGCACATTCTCGGCATCGGTGCGGGCGATCCGGACGTAGGCGGCGGTCCGCTGCTGGAGAATTCGCCGCAGGACGATATGGACGAAGCCAACGAAAAGCTCGCCGGCATGCAGTCACTGACCGAGCCGCAGAACAATCCGGGCGCACCGGGCGGCGCGAATTCGGACCCGACGCTAACCGATCCGAACTATCAGGCCGATCCGGGCGAGGTTGACGGCGATCCGGACGATCTGCAAACGGCGCAATGATGGAATTGCGCAATCCCGGCAAGCGCGACAAGACGCTCGCGCCGATTGTCACCAACGCGCAGACGCGCCTGAAGTATCAGCGTGCGCTCGACAAGGCCGTCGTCAATATGCAGGCGTCTTACGAGTGGTGGATCAGCGCGCGCTATCGCAAGGCGGTCGAATCCAATCAGGACGTCGGCCGGCTCGCGATGGACGCGAACACGCCCGGCGGCGATGCGAACGGCCTGTTCGCCGAACTGGCACGCCTGAAGAAATACTGGACGAATTACTTCGACAAGTTCGCGAAGACGCTCGCGGAACAGATGACCGAAGCCTGGTACAAGGACAACGCGGCACAGTGGCAAGGCAAACTGAAGCGCGCCGGGTTCGACGTGCCGATGCAGCTCACGCCGAGCCAACGCCTGATTCTCAAAACGAAAGTGCCTGAGAACGTCGCGCTGATCAAGTCGATCCAGGAGCAGTACCACGGCGACATTGAGGGCATCGTCTCGCGTAACTTCCTGAAGGGCCGCGATCTGGCCGCAATGTCAGAAGAGATCAGGAAGCGCGGCAAGGTCACGCAGAACCGCGCCGCGTTCATCGCACGCGACCAGTCGGACAAGGCAACGTCGCAAATGAACGACGCGCGCCAGCGCGAGTTGGGGATCAAGCACGCCGTGTGGCAACACTCGACGGCGGGCAAGGAGCCGCGCGAGAAGCACGTGCGCGCCGGGCGCGAGCAGTGGGTATTCAAGGTGGGGGCGGGAATCGACTTTGGCGACCAGTTCGGCGTAGTGTTGCCGGGCGAAGCGATCAATTGCCGTTGCACGTCGCGCTCGATCATCCCTGCACTCGGACGCGGCGACATCGAATCAGACGAGGATCTGGAACCCGTTGCGGGCTATCCGGGCGCGTATCGCGCAAAGGCTGGCAAATCGGCAGGCAAGAAACAGCAGCAGGACGTGACGAAAACCCGCACGCCGGCGGGCTCGCCTGTCAAGTACAGTTAAACGCACCAACCGCATTTACCGAAACTTAACTGCGCTTCCAACATGGCGGCGACAATGCCATATTCGGCTTCGTTAATTGCGTATTTCGCGAGCACTTCCGCAGTCGGATCGTGGCGCTCGAATACGCGATTTCCGCATGCATAGTCTTCAGCTGTCTCGGGGCTCGCGTCGTAGCTACTCCCAAAGTCCGATTCATTGGCGCACACGCCGTTGATTGTGAATTGATTAGTGGCGCAATACGCAGTCAGGATGTCCAGTTCGATTTGCATAGCGTTCTCCTTAGAAAGTAACGACATTCTACTAACGCTCATTTCGTGCCGCTAGTTGGAAATCTTAATCAGTTTGCACAAGGCATAGGAACAGGCTAACATGTGCGGAACACACGCCACGCATTGACAGAATGCCCCAGATCGTTTTCGCGTTCGACAAGAAATCCGCCCGCTCGATAGACGCGGACGGTCGCATGCGCGTCAAAAACTGCATCCTGTCCACGGCGGAAATCAATCCGTACCGCGGTGAAGAGATTCCCGGACACGAAGGGCTCGGGCTCAAACCGATGTCGGTTTATGAGCTGTACCGCGATCCGGAAGAAATGCGCAAGTCGGTGGCGTCATTCGAGGGCATCCCCCTCATGATCAAGCACATTCCGCAGACCGCCGACGAGCCGCGCAAGGATTACCAGGCCGGTGCGGTGCATTCGATCACGTTCGACGGCAAGCACCTGCGCGGCGACCTGCTGGTGTCGGACGGCTACGCGATCGAGCTGATCGAGTCGGACGAACTGAGCGACCTGTCGTGCGGCTACCGCTACGATCCGGACATGACGGCCGGCTCGAAAGACGGCCAGAAGTATGACGGTGTAATGCGCAACATCCAGGGCAACCATGTAGCGCTTGTCGACGACGGTCGGGCAACGGGCGCGCATGTCGCGGACTCAGCTTTCCGCAACCCGCAACTGCCCGATCCATCCATGCAAGGAGATTCGAAAATGGCTTTCCCGGAACAAGAGAACCAGCACGAAGCCGCTCCCGCGGCCGAAGCTGCACCGGGAGCCGCGCCGGCGCCCGGCGCCGCGCCCGCCGGCGGCACGCCGCAGGGTGAACAGAACGAGCAGGCGAACATGGCCGCTATCGGCCAGGCCCTGAAGCACATCGCGGGGCTGCTCGAGAACATCCATGCCAAAGTCGGCGGCGCGGTTGCCGCGCCTGGCGACACCGCGGGTGCCGATGCCGACCTGAATGAGGAAGACACGCTCGAAACCGAACGCGAAGGCGCAATGGATCTGGAGCTCGAGCCGGCCGTCGAAGGCGAACACGAAGGCGCAATGGACGAAGGCGAAGAACAGCAAGGCGAATACCCGATGCCGAAGCAAGCTGCACAAGAAGGCACGACGGCGCGCGGCGGCAAGACGCCGACCGGCGCGATGGATGCGCGCACTGTGCGCGCGGCGATCGACAAGGCCGTCGCGGATGCCGTACAAGGCGAACGCGCCCGCGCCGCCGCGGTCGAGCAAGCGAAGCGCGAAGTGCGCGGCGTGCTCGGCGAAGTCTACGGCATGGACAGCGCCCGCAAGATCTATCGCGAAGCGTTGAAGCAGGTCGGCGTCGATGTCGCCGTGGTTGCTAAGGGTTCCGAACGCGCGGCGTGGGAAGCGTACAAGGCTGCGGCCGGTGCTGCCGCCGGCGCCCGCCCGCAGTCAGAAATGGCTATGGACAAGAAGACGATCGATGCAAACCGCAGCGCGGTGCTCGGCCATCTGTCGCGAATCTCCGTCAAGGGCTGACGCCTGCGCGGATTAACCTGAAACGGAGAAAGGAGAAACCATGTTTCAGAATCAGGTGTACATCAACCCGGCGCAAGCAATTCCGGGCGACTTCGCCTCGTCGAACCCGATGGTCTACAAGCTGTCGAGCACCGGCAAGATGGTCGCCGACTCGAGCGGCGTCAAGGTCGGCCAATTCTGCGCGCTGAACGCGGACGGCACGGTCACGACGGTTCCCGGTTCGGCACCGTCGGGCGGACTGTCGCGCGTCGGCTTCGTGCATCGCGAGAACAACGCGCAAATCATCACGTTCCTCGCGGAATCGGGCTACACGATCCAGCCGGGCCAGCCGGTCGCAGCGTTCGGTACGGGTGACTTCTTCATCAACGCCGATGCGATCACGGGCACGCCGACGCGTGGCGCGATCATCGCATGGGACACGACGACCGGCCTGATCAACGTTGGTGCTACGCCGACCGCGACGCTGATTGCAACGGGGTATTACATGATCAGCGAAACGGCGACCGTCAACGCGACGATCATCATTTCGAACATCAACGCCTAACCGCACGCGTCAATTTAAGGAGATTCTGAAATGCGCGATTCGCAACTCATCGCACAATTGGCGCGTGCTGGCGTGGTTCTGCCGGGCACTGTAACCAACGTGTCGACGCCCGTCTCGCAGTACGCGATGGACGCGGCGAGCCTCACGCCGACGCTGGTCGGCTCCGCCAACGCGGGCATCCCGTCGTTCCTGACGACTTACGTCGACCCGAAAGTCATCGAGGTGCTAGTCGCCCCGATGAAAGCCGCCGAGATCGTCGGCGAGTCAAAGAAAGGCGACTGGACTACGCTCACCGCGACGTTCATCCAGGCTGAACCGCTGACGAAGGTCGCGACGTACGGCGACTATTCGGCGGATGGCGACAGCTCGGCGAACGTGAACTATCCGCAACGCCAGGCGTACTTCTTCCAGACCTGGACACGCTGGGGCGAGCGCGAACTCGAGATGGCCGGCGCCGGCCGCGTCGACTGGGCGGCTCAGCTGAACTATTCGTCGGCTCTCGGCCTCGCGAAGTTCCTGAACAGCACGTACCTGTTCGGCGTCTCGGGTCTGCAGAACTACGGCCTGACGAACGATCCGCGCCTGCCGTCGCCGATCAGCCTGTCGATCAACTGGGCGACTGCCACGCCCGACGCGATCTATAACTCGATCGTGGCGCTCTACAAGGCGCTGCAGACCCAATCGCAGGGTATCATCGAGCAGACCGACGAGCTCAAGCTGGCCATGCCGCCGACCGCCGCCGGCGATCTGAACAACGTCAACATCTACGGTCTGTCGGCAGCCAAGCTGCTGAAAGACGCGTTCCCGAAGCTGGAAATCGTCACCGTGCCGGAATACGACACGGCGTCGGGCCGACTCGTGCAGATGTGGGCACCGAAGATCGAGGGTCAGGAAACGGCCACGTGCGCGTTCACCGAGAAGATGCGCGCGCACGCGATCGAGCGCTACTCGTCGTATTTCCGCCAGAAGAAGTCGGCGGGTACTTGGGGAGCGGTCCTATTCCGTCCGCTTGGCTGCGCTCAACTTTTGGGGGTTTAGTTTTCACACCAAACACACACCACGCAGCCCAAGGGTGTGTTAATATAACCCCACTCTAACCAAGTGGGGTTTTTTTTCATGGAAGTCACGTATTTCGTTTATCTCCTGACGTTCGCGAACGGCAAAGTTTATGTCGGCATGAGCCGGACTGACGCTAAAGGGCTTTACACGGGGCGATACCGCGACCACGCGCGAACAGCTAAGTATGGAAAAGCTTCTCCGATTTACAATGCATGGCGAAAGCACGGAGCGCCAACGCAAACCATTGTTTCAACGCACGCAACGCGCGAAGACTGTGCATTAGCTGAAATCAACACCATTCAGGTGCACGACAGCATGAATCCAGAACGTGGCTACAATCTGCAACCAGGCGGACAAGGCTTGCACGCGCCGCCCGGCTCCGCAGTGTATGAACTGATGCGTGCAAAGGTGTGGAATAACCCTGAACGTCGACGCAAGTCGTCCGAAGCGCTTAAAGGCAAGCCGCTGCCGCAATCTGTACAAGACGCGCATCGCGAATGGCGTGAGAGCGATGTGGGCCGGGCGAAGACTGCAGAACTCACCAAGCGGCCGGAAGTTCGCGCAAAGATGTCAGCAGCGATGTTGAAACGGCTTGCAAACGGCTACCGAGAATATCTCAGCGAAGTCCAAATCGGCAAGCCGCGCAGTTTGTCGCCGGAAGGCAAAGCGCGCGCATTGGCCGCGCAGAAAGCGTGGTCGGGCCGTCCGGAGAACAGAGAGAAGGCGCGCGCGACGCTGACCGAGAGCCGTGCGAATCCTGAGTTTGAAGCAAAACGACTCGCTGCGATAGCGGTGCATGCGAACTCGGATGCCAACAGAGCGCACTGCGCAGCGATGGCCGCGAAGGCGAGCAAGCCGGTCAAGGATCTGGCGACAGGACAAATCTACGAGTCGCGAGCGGCTGCAGCGAGAGCATTGGGTGTCAGTGGCCCGACGATTGGCTATTGGGTAAAGAAGGGCAAATTCGAATATACTTGAAGCTCTCGCACAGCAACACCCCGGCTGATCGGCGCAGGCTTGGACCACCTGTGCAGTGAGGGAAGAAAACCCCGCTTCGGCGGGGTTTTCTTTTGCTGTTGCTTGACATTCTGTTGAACTAGAACTAACCTATAATCTCACTCACGCACCAGGCGGACGAAATGTGCACCACCGATTACATCAAGGAACGCGCGCACGAGATCGAATCCAGCGCGCGCGGCAAGATCGCGATCATCGACGGGCTGATCGCTGACATCATGAAGGCGCAGACGGCTGCGACGGATCTGCCGCGGGCCGGCGGCCTGATCGCGCTGTTGCTCGGTATGCACGCCGAGCTCGCGGAGGAGAAGGCGACCGCGCTACGCGTCATCGAGTCGGCGATCGATTTACGTCGCAAGACACAGGAGGTGTAGCGATGGAGTCGCCAATTCTGCCCGAGGAAACTG